CCGAATTCCGGCCCACGGCCCAAGCTGCGACGGTCATCGCCAGCAACATGGGTCCCGGGGTCGCGGCCTGATATCAGGCTCCTGCGTGAAGAACCCGCTTCGGCGGGTTTTTTGCAGAGGAAATGAACATGGAATACAGGGTCACGACTCCCGTTGCAACAGAGCCTGTTTCCCTGGCAGAGGCGCGTCTGCAATGCAAGATCGACAGCGACGACACCAGCCACGACGCGGCCCTTACGTCCCTTATCACCGCCGCACGCGAGTACGCCCAGCACTACACGGGCCGCGCGCTCGCGCCGCAGACGCTGGAGGTCGCTCTAGACGCCTTCCCGCCATTCGACCATCCCTCGATCACCTTGCCGCTGTGCCCTGTGACATCGATCACCAGCATCAAGTACACGGACACGGCGGGCGCAGAGCAAACCCTGTCAAACACAAAGTACGCGCTCAGCCCTTACGGTGAATCGCGGATGCTCGCGCCGACCTATGGGAACTACTGGCCGACCACGCAGGACATCATGGATTCGGTGCGGATCGTGCAGGTCTGCGGCTACGTGACATGCCCCAAGGCGGCAAAGCAAGCAATGTTGATCCACATTGAACTTGAATCGCCGTTGAACCCGCACACGCCCGCCGAGCGCGAAGCACTGGAGAAGGCGCGCGATTCCCTGCTGAACACGATCAAGGTCTACGGGCGCTGAAATGGATTCGCGCTCGCGTAACCGGCAAGTGACCATCCAGACCCGCGCGGCGGGCGAGGACGCGAATGGTCAGCCTAATGGGGCGTGGGGGACACATGCAGTCCTATGGGCCAACGTTCGGCATCTCAACGGCATTGAGACTGTACGTTCCAGCGCCGAAAGTTCCAAGGTAAGCGCGTCCATCCGCGTTGGCTATCGAACTGACCTGACAACTGCGATGCGGGCGCTGGACGGCTCTACAGTTTTTGAGATTAAGGCGGTCCTGCCGGATCGAGTTGGCAAGAAGCATGTCGATCTTGCATGTGAGTTGCTGTCGTGATCGCCATTGACACTTCATCGTTCCGCGCATCTATCAAGGATGCCAGAGAGCGGGCCAACGCAGCCGCGAGGCCAGCAGCCCAAGCAGGCGCGCAGGTCATCTATGACCAGGCTAAGGCAAACGCTCCGGTGTCTGACGAGGGGCACTACTTCTACGGCAAGTCCTTCAAAAAGACAGGGCAGCGCTATTACTTTGAGTCCGGGTCGCTGCGCAACGCCATCTATCAGGCGTTTCAAGAGAAAAAGAGCCGTCCTGGCTTTGCGGTATATGCCATCGCGTGGAATCGGGACAAAGCGCCATACGGTCACATGGTAGAGCTGGGCACCAGCCGCGCGCCCGCGCATCCGTTTCTAGGCCCCGCTCTTCACGACAAAGCTGCGGAAGCGCAAGCAGCAATGAGGGCTGAATTTTTTCAGCAGATGCGATGACCCTTGAGGCTGATGTCACGACCGCGATTAAGACGGTAACGGCGAAGGCTCACGCCGATGTTGCGCCACCGAAAACAACGCCGCCCTATGCGGTTTATCAAGGGATCGGCGGGCGCTCGCTGCGCTGGCTGGACAACACGGCGGCTGACAAGCGCAATACGTTGATGCAGATCAGCGTGTGGGCCACGACCCGCGCGCAAGCGACTTTGTTGGCGCATCAGATTGAAGAGGCCATGTGTGCCTCGGATGACTTCACCGCAACGCCGCAAGGCGAACCGATTTCTACGCACGACGCGGAAACCAACCTTTACGGCGCTGTGCAGCGCTATTCGATTTACAGCCTGCGTTAGCGGGCTTCCGAGTTGAGCGGCACCGTAAGGAGTCGCTCTGCAAACCGCCCGTTTCGGGCATTTCAAACCAGCCGCCAGTGAGCGGCTTTTTTTATTCCCGAAAGGAAAATCATGGCCTATTCGTTCCCCGAAGGCTCGCAGATTTACTTTTCCTCGACGTTCGCGTCGGCGAAAGCAATCAGCGCGCTCACCAATGCAAACCCTGCTGTTGCAACCTCCACTGCCCACGGCTACGTGGACGACGACATCATCCTGCTCGACTCGGGCTGGGAAGATGCCAAGGACTCCTGCTACATGGTCAACCAGACCGCAACGGACAACTTCGAAGTCCTGGGCCTGAACGCCACGGACACGAACTTCTTCGCGGCTGGAGCTGGCACGGGCAACGCCTACAAGGTGAGTACGTGGGTGCAAATCCCGCAGGTGCTGACCATCGCCACCTCTGGCGGCGATCCGCGCTTCACCACCATCAGCCCCCTGGCAAAGCGCAATTCCATCAACGTGCCGACCGGCTTCAACGCGACTTCGATCACGCTGACGCTGGGCCACGACGCTGGCGATGCCAACTTTCAGGCGATGCAGTCCATCAGCCGCGGCCTGACCAAAGTTGCTTTCAAGCTGGTCATGTCCGGCTCCACGGTGCTGGGTTACGGCTACCTCTCCGTGTCTGAAATGCCCGCCCTGAACGTGAATCAGGCCAACACCGTGCAGGCGTCCTTCGCCCTGCTGGGCCGCGCTGTCAGCTACGACACCTGATCCATTGGCCGTAAGGCCATCCCGCGCACCGACCCGGCTGCATTCGTTCCCTTCGCGGGGTTCGGTGCAGTCGGGCACGGGCTTTTTAACCCCCGCGAAAGAACCTCATGGCAGCAAAAGTCAAATTGGGCGCACGCCCGAAAACCTTCAAGCGTCCAGTCAACTTCCCGATGCTGGACGGCACGACAGGCAGCATCGAAATGGAGTACCGCTACCGCACTCGGCGCGAGTACGGCGAGTTCATCGACAAGGTTGTTGCTGACGCTGGCGCAACCGCCAAGCCGATGGATGAAAAGTTTTCGATGGCCGACCTCATGTTGAAAACGGGCAACAACACGGCGGATCACATCCTGCTCATTGCGGACGGCTGGAATCTCGATGAGCCATTTGACCGTGAACACCTCCAGCAGCTTTGTGACGAGTTGCCGGGCGCGGCGACTGCAATTGTTGATCAGTACCGCGCGGCGGTTGCCGAGGGTCGCCTGGGAAACTGACGGCTTGTGCGGCAGCGCACTACCGGCCAGTTGAAGAGCCGCCGCCAGGGAATGCCTTTGCGCGCGTTCTGGCCGCTGCACAAGACAAGGTAGAGGTTGAGTGCTGGCCTGAAAACTGGCCCGCCTGGGAACTGTTCCGCAGCCTTCAGACGCAGTGGCGCGTTGGCATGGGTGGGCCAACCGGTCTTGAGTACTCCTCACTTTACCCACTGATAGACCGAGTAGCCAAGAACCCCGATGAGTGGGACGAGTTGTTCGGCGATATCCAAGTGCTGGAAATTGCGGCACTCAACGCAATGCACGAAAAAAACTAGGGGCCTCAATGTCCGAACTTGGCAGCATCAAAGGTGAAGTTACCTTTGACACGACGAAAGCCGATGAGGCCCTTGGACGGGTGGAGACACGCGCCTCAAAAATGGCTGCGTCTGTGGCGAAGTCGGGTGAGGCTGCTGATAAAGGGATCGCATCCGTAGGAAAGAGCGCGTCTGCATCCGCTGAGAAAGTTGACTCCGCCGCCCGGAACATGATCGGGTCCATCCAGCGCACGACCGCTGCGATGAATGCCGGGTCAAAAAGCAGCGCCGACTATTACCGCGCGCTGGCTGCGCAAAGAGGTGTTGACCCGCGCGTCCTTGAGCCTTACCTGAAGCAGTTGGACGTTGCCGCCAGTGGCGCGAAAAAGGCGACGGTTGAGTTGCAGGGTATGGAGCGCGCGGCAAGGGGACTCGGCCAGGCTCTTGGGTCTTTGGGTGTGCTGGCTGTTGCAGCCTTCGGAATTAACGCGGTAAGTTCCGCTGCCGCCCTTGGCGACAAGCTGGATGATCTGTCTGAAAAGACCGGCATCACGGTTCGGGACTTGTCTGTACTTCGCTACGCAGGCGAGGTGACAGGAACCAGCTTTGACGCTGTGGCTGTCGGCGTGCGAAAACTCAGCCAAAACATGGCCGCAGCCGCTGGCGGCTCCAAAGAACAAATCGCCGCTTTCGCGGCGCTAGGCGTAAGCGTTAAGGGCCTGGACGGCAACCTGCGCGGCTCAGACAAGGTGCTAGGCGACATTGCCGACCGCTTTGCGACGTTCAGCGATGGGCCTGCCAAGGCTGCGCTGGCAATCGAATTGTTCGGCAAGTCGGGCGCGGACATGATTCCGCTGCTGAACAAGGGAAGCCAAGGCATCGCTGAACTTCGGATTGAGGGTGAGCGGCTGGGCGCTGTCTTTGGAGGTGAACTCGCTGAGCAGTCCGCAGAGTTCAACGACAACCTCAAACGCATTTCGCTGTCGTCTGAAGCTGCCCGCGTTCAGCTTGTCGGCCAGTTCATCCCCACCCTCAACGAACTGGCTAAAGCATTCATCGAGACGAAGGATGGAACGGAGAGTTTCGCACTCGCTCTGGGCGGGGGCTTCGCTACCGCATTGCAGGCGGCATCCATCCTGGGCCTCAACATTGCTTTTGTTTTCTCTGGCATTGGCCGGGAAATCGGAGCTATTGCAGCGCAGAGTGCAGCGCTTGCGCGGCTGGACTTCTCCGGGTTTACGGCTATTAGCCAGGCGGTGCGCGAGGACGGCGAACGGGCGCGCAAGGAACTTGAAGCTCTGGAGCGCCGAATCCTCGGGCTGCGTGATGTCGGAAGCGGGCGCGGCCTCTTTGTTGATCCGCGCATTCTCGGCCCCATTGATACCGTGGCCGAACAAGCGCGTCGCTTGCGTGGCGATGCGCCGGTCATTGCAAAGCCCACTTCTGGCGAGGGATCGTCAACCAGCAAAGTTAATCGGGAGCTTGAGGAAAGGGCGAAGCTGCTGGCCGAACTGGCGGGGCTGACGGGCACCTTTGCGAAAGATTGGGAGAACCTGTCTCGCGCGTTCAAGGACGGCGACATCAGCCTGGATCAACTTATTGCGGCTCAGGATGTTTTGCTGTCCAAGCAGCCGGCGATCCGCGCGATGCGCGATGCGGAAGCGAAATCTGTTGAAGAGACGAGGAAGGCGTATGCGCAGTACGTGCAGGGCCTGCGCGACAGCGAACGAAACGCTGAAGTTGATATAAACACTCGCGTTGCGACGGCCAAAGCCGAGGCGGAAGCTTACGGGCTGCTGGGTTCCCAAGTCGCGATGCTGACTCTGGCCCGCCTAGAGGATGCCCGCACCGCTGCCGCATTGGCAGGGGAAGACCTCGAAAGCCTTGACCGCCGCATCAAGAAACAGCGCGAACTAATCGGTTTGCTGCAAGGCGCTGAAGTCCGGGACGCCAATGTCAAGGCGGCAAAGGAAGTCCAGGCCGAATGGGAACGCACGACCGAGCAAATTAGCCAGAGCCTCACAGACGCTTTGCTGCGCGGTTTCGAGGACGGCAAGGGCTTTGCGGAGAACTTCCGCGACACCCTGACCAATATGTTCAAAACGCTGGTGCTGCGTCCGATCATTCAGGGCGTGGTGCAGGGCGGCATGAATGCCGTTGGGCTTGGCCCGACCTCTGGCGGCAGCGGGAACAGCTTGGGCAACCTGTCCAACGTCGCGGGCGCTGGGTATCAGTTCCTGACCGGCGCGACTGCCGGCGCTTCTACCGCTTCCCTTGTTGGTGCAAATGCTGTCGGCGCGCTCGGCGGCGATGCTATCGGCACGCTGGCAGCGCTCAATGGTGGCTGGGCTGGCGTGAGCACGGGCGCTGCGACGGCTGGCGCTGCTGGTGCGGCTGGGGTTGGTGCGGCTGCGCTCAGCGCGATCCCCTACATCGGCGCTGCCATCGCCATCTACAGCATGTTGTCCGGCTCATTCAAGGGCGAGACGCGCACGGGCGGGCAGTACACCAACTCAAATTTCACTGTCGGCCCCTCTGGCGGCGAAATCAGCGGCGATGCGACCCGCGCGACCCTGGACAGCACGATCAAGTCGATCAACCAGACGCTGACAACGCTCGGCGCATCGGTGCAGATCAAGGACTTGCTGTCCGGTCTGGAGTCCAGCGAAAACGGCAAGGGCTTTGCCTTCGCTGGTGGACGGCTGACCAACGACAAGACTTTCGGGCAGGGCAATGACGGGATGGGTTGGCAAAACCGGCGCGGCGACTTCACGCAGGAGCAGGCTGGCGTCGCATTCTCCGAAGAGTTGAAGCAGGCCACCTTGCAGGCGCTGCAAGCCGCAGACGTGCCCGGAAAGCTGGGTGAATACCTCAAGAGCCTGGGCGACATCGACGCGCTGACAGGCGGGGCGCTCGATGCTGCCGTGAACAAGATCAATTCGGCGCTGACCCAAAAGGCCGCGCTTGAAATCCGCTACTTCGAATCGACGGCGACCGAGGCGCAGAAACTGACGAAAGCCCGCGATGCCGAGCGCGCGGCGATTGATGAGAGCAATCTTGCGCTGCTTGAATCGGTTTACGTGCGCGAGGACTTCGTCAAGGCAATCTCTGGTGCCCGCAACGTCCTGTCCGAGTCCTACGAAACCGAGAAGCGCGCACTGGAAACGACCCGCGACCGCGTCCTTGGCTTCAGCAAGACGCTCAAGGGATTCACCGATGGCCTGCTTATCGGCAACCTCTCGCCCCTCACTCCCGCTCAGCGCTACGCAG